TCGTTTTGCTGAACCGGGGGCCGATCTTGTTTCCCTTCTCAAATCTCGCTTTTGCCATCGTCCGCTGTTTTTCTGCTGTTTTCCCGGGTTAGTTGTAGCTGATCCCGTTGATGGTAATTTTCACCAGTGGGTCGAGCTCCTGCATCCGGTTGACGATCACTTGGCAGTACTTTTCGTCGAGCTCCATTCCGTAGCAATTTCGGCCCATCTGGTGGGCTGCTACCATCGTGGATCCGCTTCCCAGAAAGGTGTCGAGGATGGTCTGGTTTGGCTTGCTGCTGTTTCGGACGGCCCGGCCCAGCAGTCGGATGGGTTTCATCGTTGGGTGTTCCCCGTTGCGGCTGGGCTTGTCTTCGTGGATGATGGTGGTGGCGATTTTCTCGCTCAACATTTCCTCGAGGAGCTTGATCATTTCCTCTTTCTTCAGCTTGCGGACGTCGATTTTGTCTTCGTAGACCGTGGTGTTTGTCCGGTCGTCGATGAAGTAGTGGCTGGCGCCGTCCTTCCATCCGTAAAGGCAGGGCTCGTGTTTCCATTGGTAGTCCTGCCTTCCCATCACGAGGCTGTTCTTTACCCAGATCAGGCATTGGCGGATCTTCCATCCGGTTTCCTTTGCTGCGGCCCGGAAGTTGAAGCCCTCGCTGTCGGCGTGCCAGATGTAAAATGCCGCGCCCGGCTTGACGCTGGCGTTCATCTGGGTGAAGGCGTCGATCAGAAATTGTCTGAACTGCCCGTCGCCCATGTTGTCGTTCTGGATCTTCAGTCCGGTTCCTCCTTGATAGTCGACGTTGTAAGGCGGGTCGGTGATGATCAAGTCGGCCTGCTTCCCGTTCATCAGTTTGGCGACGTCTTCCGCTTTGGTGCTGTCCCCGCAGAGGAGCCGGTGGGTAATCGGTCCCCGGGTAAATTCGATGATGTCGCCCTGCTTGATGTCGGTCTGGACCTCGTCTTTCTCCGGTACCTCGTAGTTGTCCTCCTCGGCTTCGATCTCGCTTCCGTCGTCTATGGCAAATTCCGGGAGGTCGATTCCCCAGCCCTCCAATTCGGCAAGGTCAAAGTTGGACGTGATCGCGTCCCAGTCCCACTCTCCGAAGCTGGCGTTATCCTTCATCATGAAAGCCCGGAGCTTGTCGGTGCTGGTCCCTTCCGGGATGACCTCGCACGTGACCTCTTTGATCCCGGCTTTCTTGCAGGCTTCGAGCCGCATATTCCCGCCTATGGTGATGAATCGTCCGTCCTGTTCATAAACGAGCAGTCCCCGGTGCTCCAGCATCTCGGGGTCCTCCTTGATCGACTTGACCAGCTTTTCAAATTTCGCGTCCCGGATGATCCGGGGGTTTTCTGGTAGGCCGTCGATCTGTCCTGTGTTCCTGTCTATCCTGTTTAGGGGGATGATCTGTTTCATAGGCGGTGTCGGTTAAAATGGTGTGCTCATCCCGGGATTCCACGCCTCGGCTTTGGCTCCCTTCGTGGTCTTGGGCTTGATGCTGCTTTTCTGTTTCTTCCCGCCTTCGGAGTTGATGATCCCGCCGCGGGCACCTCCGCCTTTCTTGGCTTTGGTGGCTTTCGGTTTGCTGGATGCCAGCTTTACTTTCTTGGCCATTTTACTTGAGTGTTTTTCTGGTTATTAAATCCCACAGCGGCTTTACCCGGATGGGGTGGTTTATTGTCTTGTACTTGTCGAGGATCTTGCTCTGGTAGTCGGTGTAAAATTCCCAGAGCTCGGCGTTGTCTTCGATGGTGAACTGCTCGACGTTGTTGCTGCTGCGGAGGTTCGCGCTTCCGTGGATGACCATTTTCTTCCCGCCCAGGGTGTCGAATGTCACGGTCTTGGTGTGGGTCCCTGCGACCGCCAGCTGGAACCGGTCATCGATGTCGAGGGTCTTGTAAATGTAGGGCACCAGCACTTGGCGCTCGTGGCTGTAGAAGTAGTGCGAAATGATCAGATTCAGCCGGTCCACGTATCCGCCCCTCATCAAAACCTCCAACCCGTCTATGTTCTCTTGGTTTAGGCTCAAAGTCGTGATGGTCATCGTGCCTACCTTGATGTTGTGGGTCCGTATGTAGGCTTCGATGAAATCCCCGAAGATGAAATTCCCGGCGACCACGACGTTTGCCCGCCCGCCCGGTTCGAGGTAAAGGTCCCGGGCGAGCTTGACGGCGTTGTCGTATTTGATGTTGTGCTGGGCGATGGGTCGGTATAGCTTGGGCTTGGTGTAGCGTGTCTCCTCCGGGTCGCTGTCCTGTAGGTCGAAATCGTCGAGGTTTAGGTCGACGTCGAATTCCGGGAGGCTGCTCAAGTTGAAATCTTCAAGTCCTTCTGTCGCTTTCGTGTTCATTCGCTGGTTGTTGTTCATACAAAATTAACAAAGTGTTTGTAGGAAAAGCACAAACGGGTTAAAAAAATATCAGCGCTCTGGCTTTCCGGGCCTGCGTGGTCCGCGTCCAGAACCCGTCTATGCTGTGTTTCCGGTAGCATTTCTGGCATCGGGCCCGGAGGTTGCTGTCTTTCAAATATCCCGGGTCTGCTTTGTTGATCTTGTCCACGGAGAGGAGGATTCTGATCGCTCCCGGTTCGTCCGGGTGGCAAAGCTGCCCGGTCTTTCGGTTGACGATCGTGTAGTTCTCTGCTCCGCAATCCTCGCACTTGTTTTGTGCTCTGTCCCGGATGATCCTTCGCTGGGTCTGGATCCAGCTGGGTGGGTTTATCTTTGGTGTGTTCAAGGCTTTGGTTTTTAGTCGTCCTCCCTGTGGATCTCTTTGAAGCTGCGGTATCCAAATGGCAGGCCGGGGTTTCTTCTGTTGATGAGCGCTTCGGCTCTTTTCTCGACGATCTCGCTTTCTTCCCATTCCTCGCAGCGGACGTTGATCTCTCCGCTGTAGGTGGCGATCTGGTATTTGACTGTCGCTATCATGGCTGCGGCTGGGTTGCGGTTTCGTGGTGCAGGAACCTCTGGCATCCTTGCTTTGCCTTGTTGACTTTCGGGTCTCTGTCGCTGCATCCGGTTTCGTGGGCGCAGTACCCGCATCCGATCTGGGCCGGGTTTTCCTCCGCCCATACTTTGTTGCAATCCTCCGGGGAGGCGCACTCGTATCCGAGCTGCTCGCAAATTTCGAGGCTGTCTTTCCCGGAGCATCCTTCGCACAGGCCGATTGCTTCCGGGCTCTGGGGGATCAGCTTGTAGCTGGTCGCTCCGATGTTCTTCCGTTTCATTTGTCTCTCTTTTTTGTTGTGGTGGTTGTTACTACGTAGTGGGTCCCGTTGTCCGCCTTCACGACGACTCCGTTCTTCCCCTCGTTTATTTTCTTCTGAATTGTGCCGCCGATGGCGTAGGGGAGGTCTGGCGTGCGAATGATCACGCGGTCCCCTTTTTGCGATTGTCTGATCTCTGTTGCGGTCATTGGTTCTGGGTTTAGTTTAGGCAAGTGTTAAAAACGATTGTCTCCCGGGATGTCCAGAAGTAGTAGCTCTTGTGCGGGTAGGCCGGGCGCGGCTTGGGTGCTATCCCGTACCCGCAGGCATAAAGCGTCATGATTCGGTGTGGTCTGGCTCTCTTATTCATTGCTGTTGTTGTTTGTGTCATTCCGTTGGCTGGGCTATCGCCTTTCTGAACTGCTTTGTCATCTTCCCTGCCATCGATTGGATCAGTTTCAGATCGATGTCCGGGCTTGGTGTCGTCTTTGGCGGCTCCGATCCCGGGTCGCGCTGTATGAAGAGGTCGTGTTTGGCGTAGTAGGCTTGGTCGAAATTGTAAAGCACCCGCTTGCGCTCCTCGGCGTAATTCTTCCGGTGGAATTCGTACATCTCGCTGATCTGGATGTATTCGTAGTCGGTGGCGTCGACCACTCTCCAGCCCCTCATTTGGGATTTCCAGACCTTGAGGTCCGGGTTTGTCTTCCGGGTGCAATGGTGTATCAAGTACTCCTCCTCCTCGTTTCTGGTCTGGAAGGACCGGGGCTTGGTCGTGTCTTGCCCGAGGTCCTCGAGGGTCAGTCCGTGTTTTGCCAGGAGCGCGGTCAGCAGTTTTTCCGCGTTGGTCTTTTCTCCTCCGACTCCCCGGGTGGCGAGGGCGAGGATCTTCTTTGCTCTTTCGATGGTCTGTTCTGTTGCTGTCATGGCTTGGTTGTTTAGTCCCATTGGTAGTTTTGGTCGAGGTATTCGCGCAGCTCGTCGACTGCTTTCTGGATCGCTTCTGCTTTGCTGCGCAGCTCCGGGTTTTCCATCCAGCGGGTTGCCGCTTCGAATGCTTCGGCTCCGTCGCTCAATTCGTAGAATGGCTTGCGGAGCCGGGTGGTCTTTGTCTTTTCTGGGATCGGGAATGTCATAGCGTTGTTGTTGTTTTAGTCGGTGCAAAACCCGGCGGTGCACCCGGATCCTGTCCCGTAGATGAAATCGTATTGAATCGGCAGGCGCTCGATCTGGGCGAGGGTCAGCTTTTCTTTGAAGGTCTTTCCCTGTAGGTCCTCTTGGATCTTGCTCCATTGCATGATCGCGTTGTCGGTGTTGAAATTTTTACGCAGCTGGGCCGGTTGCTTCCAGAAGCAGTTTAGGCAGTTGCTGTCCTCGGGAAAGTCCAGCTGTTTTCCCTGCCAGAATTGGTGGATCTGGTAGTGAAAGATCTTGTCGTCGATCAGCGGGAAGGATCCCGTGCGCCATTCGATCTCCTCCCAGCGCTGGATCCAGCGGTTTGACTTGGGCTGGTATTCGCTCCTGTTCGGGTAGCTGTAGGTCGTCCCGAAATTGCCGCGGCGTTCCTGTTCGTCGTAGCGGTACCCGATCCGCATCTCGACCGGCAGCTCGGTGTTTAGGTAGAGGTAGTCGAAAATCGGCTGCATCTTGAGGATGCTGGTGCAGAATCGCTTGGCTTGGTTCGGGATCGCCTTCTTGAGCCCGATCATTTTTTCCCAGCCCATCCCGCGTACCCAGACGATCTCCCGGCCTATCATCTGCTCGAGGTCGAACATCACCTTCAGAATTTTTGGGTCTTCGCTGGTGGCCCGGAATTCGGGCTGCCCGGGGCAGAATTTCTGGAGCTTGTCGTTCACCCGTTGTTTCATCGCTTTGTCGATGCTCCTCCCGGCGTTGTGGTCGTCTATGCAAACCAGCGCGAAGATCTCGATGTCTGCTGGGTAGTTTACCGCGATGTAGCTGCTGGTCTTCCCTCCGCTTAAGCTGTTAACTGTCTTCATCTCGTTTCTGCGCTTATGGTAAAACTTCAACCAGAACGATCCGCTTCACTCCGCCGATCTCGCTTTTCATTTCCCGGCAGGCTTTCGACCTGGCCTCTGGCAGGGATCCGTAGGCGCTGTATTCGCCTTTTGTGTACCTTCCTTTGTTATCGGTCCCGGTGATCTTAAACATCCACATTCCTGTTCCTTTCGGCTGGCGTCCGTGGGTGGCTTCGTAGTTTCTGGTGCTTGTTTCCATCTGGTTTCTGGTGTTTTTTGTCCTTGTTTGTAGCTCTAATTTAACACTAAAACCCGGAACACGCAAGCTCTTTTGTTTGTTTTATTGAATAAAACGCGTATTTTCTGTTATTTGGACCGGTTCTTCTTTGCGGCGTGCTGGGCCAGAAACCGGTCGTGGATCTCCTGTGCTTCTGCCTTTTTGATCCGCTCGGCGTGGCAGTCGTCGTGCTTCTCCCGGGTGAGGGCCATCAAGTTTTCGATGACGTCCTTCCCTTTTCCCCGGCCCCGGATGTGGTGGATGTCGTTTGCTCGCTGCCCGGTGATCTCGCATCGGACGTCTTCCGGGATCTGGTACCCGAAGTGGGCCATGTAGATCCGGGTGTGGTTTGGTATGCTCATTCGGTGAATTCCTTGATCGGGTCGATGGCTTCCCGGAGTAGGTCGAAGGTCTGGGCCCTCATCAGCTTCTCTGGCTCCGCCCGGAAAACGCGCCAGCCCATTAGCGCGGCTGTGTTGTATTTCTCGATGTCGGCCCGGAAACCGGCCCCTCGGTTGTGCCGCCCGCCGCCGGGCTTCCAGATCCCTCCTTCCACCTCGATGGCAATCTTCAGCTCCGGGATGGCGTAGTCGAATCGCCACATTCGCGTCGGGTGGAACCGGACCTCTTTTTGGACCTCGATTTTAAACAGGGATTTACAAGCGAGACAGAACGCGTCTGTCTTTGCGCGTTCTGCCTTCAAATTTGCTGTTTTTGGTTTCGGGTTGGGTTGTCGCCTCACTCTGGATTCAGAATTCATCGTAGGCGTTTATTTCGTGGAAGACGCTAACGTCGTCCGGGATGATCAGCTCCGGGATTTTAAGCCAGCTGGCTATGGTGTGTTCGACGAATCCTCCCGGGGTGGTGTGTGGTTCGTCGAGTGTGGCGTAATAGTCGCACCCGCAAAGGGCCGGGACGCATTTCCGCATCGCGGTGTGCCACTCGTCGTCCGGGTCGCAGATCTCTGTCGGGATGACCGGCTCGAATCCGAGGCTCTCGAATCTGGCCTTCGCGTTTCTGTATTTCATCTGGACCAGCTCGGTCGGCAGTCCTGTAACTTTGGCAATGAGGTATACCCTCTCTGGCTTGTATTGGTTGTGTGTCATTGGGCGATTTTGATTGATGAAAGAGGGAGGGTGCGCTTCCACCCTCCGCTCTCTCGTTCTTTTAGTGTTCTGATTCGGTGGTTCACGCAGGAAAGTCTGCGGTATTTTTCGTCGGTGAATTCCCCGGCTATCTCTGCCAGAATTGCTTCCTGTTGTGCGCGGAGCTCCTTCAATTTTGCCGCGATGTTCTCCCGCTTTTCTTGTCGTTTCCCCATCGGTTTGTTTGGTTGGTTTTTGTTCAGAATGGTAGGTCGCTTTGCTCGCCTTCCGGGACGTTGGTGTACTCCTCCGGTTTGTAGGTGTGCGCTGCTGGTGCTGGTTCTCTCTGGGCCTGCTCCCGGCTCTGGCCCGGATCCGCCTGCTCCCTGTTTCCGCCGAGCATCTTGATCGTGTCTGCCAGCAGCTCGGTGGTGTAGTGCTTGACTCCGTCCTTCTCGTAGGACCGGGTTTTCCATTTGCCCTCGACGTAGACCATCTGGCCTTTGCGGATGTATTTCTCGCAAATCTCCGCCAGCTGGCGCCAAGCCACGACCGGGATCCATTCGGTGGTCGTCTGCTTCTCTCCGTTCTTGTCTTTCCAGATCTCGTTTACTGCCACCTTAAAGTTGGCCACGACGCTGGATCCTGCTTCTCTTACCTCCGGGTCGGATCCGAGGTTCCCGATGATTTGTACCTTGTTCAGCATTGCTCTTGTTTTTATGGGTTTAAAAAAGGGTGTCTTCCAAAATGGCGGGCATGATGATGGCTTCTTGGTTGTCCACGCCGACCGCGTCCACGAGGATCGGTGTGTCTATCCCGGTGAACCGAAACCGGACGGCTCCGCTGGGTGTGTAGATCGCCTTGCTCAATTTGGTGAGCAGGGCCGGTGAAATCCCGACGAAATTCAGCGCCGTGTTCGGTCTCTGGACTGAAAAAATCGAATCGTAGTTTGGCTGGTCGCCCTCCAGCTTCTGGTATTCAAAGAAGGCGGTCCTTCCGTCGATGTCCTTGCAGGAGATCCCGTCTTCGGTCGCTTCTGAAATTTCAAAAGTCATCACCGACTTGTAGTTGTCCCGGTGGAGGCTTTTCCCGTCCAGCAGCTCCGGGTTGATGATGGTGTGGTATTCCAGCGATTGGCGGATGGCGATCTTTCCGTCGGTGGCGCAGGCGTATCCGTTCATGAAATGCACGCTGTTGAAAGTCGGGCGCAGCGGGTCTGTGCTGCAGCACTCGTTCAGCTTGGTTGTGAATGTGAATTTTTCCATTGTTGTTGTCTTTAGAATTTGGTTGATAAAACTTTCTTTTTGGGGTCCGCCTTCTTTTGATATTCCAATCATCGTTGTTCTTATCCCCCTATCATAGTGATGAAATGCACACGGGTCAGTTTCTTTTGTAAACTGTTCAAAGTTTATTATAAAACTTTCGGAGTCTTCTCCATCAATCACTGACATCCTTCTGTTGTGCAATCTTCCTACAAGTCCGTTTCCATATCGTGTTATTCCTCGTTTCATCAGCTTTTCCTCTGTTTTCATTGCTTGTTGGTTTATACCCTTGCGGGTGGTTAATTCATACTCCTCTATTGCTTTAAATATTTGATATACAACTTGCGGAACAATTGCATTACCCCCTGCTTTTATGGATTCGTTTCTGTGTTTTGAAACGGTAATTCCAGCCAGGTTGGTGGGAAACCCATCATTTCCATTACGAACCGGGGATTGAGTTGGGAAGTTTGACCAGTCTGGGCGAAGAAATCTGGAAGGCTGTTTGTATTGCTCCTTCCCGACTCTGCAAGTGCTTCCGATGACCTTGCTCCCTTGAAGTCCCTGGTTGCGGGGGTTGGTAGCATTCCGTAAAAATTCATGTGGTCCAGGATTGAGTTCGGTCGTGCCTCTCCATTTACCCGGCTCATCATTGTTGTTCCTCCGGCTTGTTTCAATGCTTCCACTCTCTCCGGGTGATCTCGCTGAACTGAGGTTGGTGTCGGGAGTAGTCCTGTACTTGCTGCCATTGCCAAACTCGCACCAAACCTGGTTCTGGTTGTTTGAGATGTCCGAACAACCCTCCCGTTCTCCAATGTTGTGCAATTCGCACTCTGTCCCCTCATTCCATCTCCGGCAGTGGGGGTTGGCAAAAGCCCAAGCCCTGCAAGTCCCGAAAGCATTGATGCCGTTCCGTCCGACCTCAGTTGTCCGTGAGTATCTCCGGCTATTGGAGTAGGCAACAAACCATGTTCTGTCCCTTCGGTGGGGAGCGTTGACGGCACAAGCTGGAAGTACATACGGTTGTACCTCGTACCCTTCAGATTCCAGGTCAGACTGCACTTGGTTGAATACCAATCCCCCATCCCAATTAACAATGCCGAAAACGTTCTCGCCCACGACCCATGTCGGCTGAACTTCCCGTATACATCTAAGCATTTCTGGCCAGAGATGGCGATCATCTTCCGTGCCTTTTCTCTTTCCGGCGAGGCTGAAGGGTTGGCACGGAAAACCTCCGGTGAGTATGTCAATTCCTCCTCTGTGAATAGTGAAGTCTGTCTTTGTAATGTCTCCATAACTGATTGCATTAGGCCAGTAATACTTTAAAACTTTTTGTCCAAATTCGTTCCATTCGCAATGAAACACATTCTCCCATCCCATCCATTCGGACGCCAAATCAAACCCTCCGATTCCTGAAAAAAGGCTTCCGTGTCTCATTGGTTATTTGTTTTTGGTTGATAATGTCCACAGCACGGGCAAACTACCTGGAGATGCCAGTGTCCACATTTTTCGCAGATCATATCTGAATCATTATTGTTTTGTTTTCAGGCTTCAGAAGTGACGCGGTTGCGTGTTCAACCATCTGATTCAGTTTTTGAATCCCGTAATCATCGTAAATCTGAAAGTAGTTTACTACTGCCGAGTGCGATTTCTGGAGTATTCTGCCAAGTTCGGCTGTTGTCACCCGGTTGTTGTCGATCTGCTGGATCGTCTGGCGGATGATCTCCGCGCATTTCGGGTCTTCCATTACCTCGTGGATCGTTTCGAATTTTCTCTGTGTCATTTGTTAAAATTTGAGGTTTTTTAAAATGTGGTTCAGAAGGATTTCTGCTGCGATGATTCCCAAAAAAAGCAGCAGGACGTGCTTCGGGTTCGGTGGTGGTAGTCGGCTGTAGTTCATGGTATGCTGGTTTAGAATGGTTGGGCTTCGATCCGGTTGTTCGGGTTGTGAATGATCGGCATTACCGAGCTCTGGTCGAGGTCGGAGAAATGGGTCATCTGCTCGTTAGCTGCGATCTCAAACGTGCCGCAAGTGCCGCGCCTGTTCTTGGCGACGGTGATCTGGTACCGGGCTTCTTCGTCCCACCACGGGAAGATGACCACGTCAGCGTCCTGTTCGATGGCTCCAGATTCCCGGAGGTGGTGCAGCTGCGGCTTCCCTTCGCTTGCTTCCCGGTTCAGCTGGGAAAGGCAGAGGATCGGGACCTTCATCTCGAGGGCGGTCTTTTTCAGCGTCCGGGATATCTCGCTTACTTGCTGCTCCCGGTTTGCCTTTTTGTCGGTCGGTGTCATGAGCTGGAGGTAGTCGATGATGACCAGCCCGCAGCGTCCCTTCTTTTTGTTGCGCCGGGTGTTGGCGTTGATCTGGGCGCTGGTGATACCGGCGTTGTCGTACCAAAGGATCGGCAGGCGCTCCAGCTTGGTTGTGGCCTTGTTGATCCTGCTCCATTCTTCCTCGCTTACTTTTCCGTCACGGAGGCTGGTCCTGTCCACGCCGCTCTCTGCTGCGATCATTATCCGCATCAAGTCCTCGCTGGTCATCTCGAGCCCGTAAAAGTTCACCCAAGTTCCCGCCTGGGCTGCTTTGATCGCGAAATGCAGGGCGAGGCTTGTCTTCCCGACTCCCGGGCGTGCTGCCAAAATGACGAGGTTGGTGTCTCGCCATCCTCCGGTGTTGCGGTTTAGGATCTTCAGTCCGGTGGTGATCCCGGCTGGCTTCCCGGATTCGGTTCTGCGGCAGTCCTCCTCGATCTCTTGGATGGATCCCGACAGGACGTCGATCTGGGTTTTCCCGGTGTGGGTGCTTATGGCGATGTTTTCGATCTCGGTGAATTTGTTCCTCAAATTCGTGAGCTGCTCCTCGATGTCGAGGCTGTTGTCAAACCCGGACCGGGCTGTTTCCCATCCGATCCGTATCAGCTCCCTCTGGATGAATGTCTGGGCCACGATTCTGGCGTGGTGCTCGATGTTGGTCGCCCGGGCTATGTTTTTGGTGAGCATGGTCAGTCCGTAACGTCCGCCTGCTGCTTCCAGCTCTCCTGTTCTGGCCAGCTCTGTTCCTACCATGATCGGGTCGGTTGGCTTCCCGCTCTGGGCCAGCTTCTGGATGGCCTTAAAAACGATCCGGTGGTCTTCCTTGTAGAAGCAGTCCGGGTTGCTCAAAATGTTGGCGATCCTGCTGTATGCTTCGCTGTCCAGCAGCAGCCCTCCGAGGACGATTTCTTCGGCTTCGATTGCCTGCGGTGGCACGCCGTCCATCTGGATCTGGTTTGTTGTGTTGTTCTTCGGGTTCATCTTTCTTGGTTTTTGTTGTTGTCTAAGTGAGTCGTATCTCTGTCGGGTCCTTCTTGAGTGGCTTTTGTGCCGCGGCTGGTCTGTCCTGTCCGTCTTTCTTGCGTGACTCCTCCCAAGTGCGGACGGCGGCCTTCCAATCCTTCATTTTGTTTTTGCCTACCATCCAACCCTTGCTCTGGTAAAAGTTGAAAAACTCGGAGGCTTTGATCCCGTTCCTGCGCTCGGTGCAGTATTCGGCGATCTCCTCTGTGGTTGGTATTTTGAAACCGGCGGGCCGGGGCTCTCCCTCTATAGAGTGTTCTTTTATTTCTTTATATTCTTTAAGTGTGTTCACTCGTTGTTCGGTCGTTGTTCGGTCGTTGTTCACTTGTTGTTCAGTCGGCTGTTCGCTTATCTGGTAATCGCTCCAGCAAAGCACTGTTATTAAGCGGTTTGTGTTGGTTTTTCGTTGTTCGATCTGTTGTTCGATTTTCTCGAATTTCGTTAGCAAACGCTCGATTTTGCTTTCACAAATTCCGGTTGCACTTGCGAGCTGCTTCCTTCCGGTGGTGAATTGTCCGGGCTGGCAGATGATCGGTTTCCCTCCCAGAAGCTCCTCTGTGGGCTTGTGGTGAGCGTTCATTAAAATGTGCAGCCAGAGGTGGACGGCCTCGCTGTCCTTCTTGTAGTATGCCTTCTCCTGTAGCTTCCTGTGGATCTTTATCCAGCCATCTATTGCCATTGCTCTGTCTGGTTTAGTGGTGAAAAAAAGCCCGCCGGGTAAGGTTGAACGGCAGAAGAATCAAGAAAACTGCTGGATTCCTTTCGGTGGATCCGGCCTTTCGGCGGGCTCTTAAATGTCCTTTGTGGTGATGGCATGGTGTTCTTTTGTTTGTTCGGGTGCAAGATAAAAAAAATGTGTTTGTCACGCAAACACTTGCGGGTCTTTTTTTGTCCCGAAAGTGTTAAATATCAGACCTTAACCGGTGGCAATTTTCGGGCTTTTGCGAGCTTCCCGATCGCGTTCTTTGCTCTGCGTCGGGTGTCGGCTGTTTTGCTGTCTATGCCCGGGATTTTGGTCAAAGCCGCGAGCAGTTTGGTGATCTCTGCTCGCTGGCTGTTGGTGATTTCGTACATCTGTCATTTGAGTAAAAACCGGCGGGATCCCGGGGTGGTGATGGTGTATCTCTGGGCGATCTCCGGGTGTGCTTCTGCGAGGGCTTTGGTGTCCAGCTTCTGGCTGTCCTTCGCTGCCTTCCAAGTCGCGAGGGTCTTCCCGGAGTAGGCGATGGCTTCGGCGTCTGCAAAGGCCATCATGATTTTGCCCTCCAGCTCGCTCTTTGTCTTTTCCAGCTCTGCCAGCTCCTGCTTGACCTCCTTCAGTCGGCTGTAGGCTACGGCGATCTCCTCCGAAACCTCGACGATCTTCCCGTCGGTGTGTTTGGCGTATTTGGTTAGGATGTCGGACGCGCTGATGGCTTCCGGTTCCTTCCCACCGAGGATGTTGTCTATCCAGAATTTCTCGACCTCCTCTGCCATCCATCCGAAAAAGTCGGGGACCAGCGCGACGTCCTTTGTTCCGAATGTGCGGCCCATCGAAAGCCAGGCGAGTGCTCCCTGCTCCGCCTCGGTCACTCCGAGGAGGTATTGAAGCTGGCAGAACCAAGTCTTCGGTAGGTCTTCCGGGTCTATGGTTAGCTGGGTTGTCTTGATCTCGAGGATCCCTTTGTTTCGTACTGCGCGGGTCATTCCCGGGAGCCAGAAGGTCCTGTCTGGGCTGGCCCGCAGGAATGGTTTCTCTGTGTTGACCGCGATCCAATCCCCGGCTGATGCCTTGATGACCTCGCGTCCGGTTTCTTCGCTCCAAAGCTGGCCCACGGCGTCTTCCAGAAGGTGTCCGAGTCGCATCGGCATATTCGTCTCCTTCGGTGGGTCGATCCCCATCTTCAGTCTCCAGAGCTGATAAGGCGTCTGGTATTCGTTCAGTCCGAGGATGCTTGCCACCTCGCTGCTTCCGATTCCTGCTTTGCGGTGCTCGATCCATTCTTCGTGGCTCTTGGGCTTGATGATTGTTGTTGCCATGCTGTCGTCTGGTGTTAAATGGTATGTTTGAGTTCCAATGTTTCCCTGCCATCCGGTTTTGCTTTTCCAGCTCTGGTGGTGGGCTTGTAGTCTGGATCTATCCTTTGGGTTTCTGTCCTCAAAATGAAGGCGGCCTCCCCGTCGTGCTCCTTTGGTGCTTTGGTTAGTTCGATGATGACCTTCGTGTCCACCGGGGTGTTGATCTTGGCGTCTTTGCAGATGGCTTCGATCCATTTCTTTTTCCCAATTTTCAGCTGCGATTCGGAGGCGTATGAAAGCTCGACTCCTTTTTCTGGTCCAAAAACGAGGAGGCTTTCCTCGAGGTAGTTGAATTGGACCAGCCGCACCTTTGTGTACCCGGCTTGGGCCAGCTTTGTGCTTAAGTCTTGGCTTACGGAGAGCACTCTGGCTCCGTTGTTTGTGTTGGTGATTGATAGCATCAATCCTTTGATTCTGGATCCTCTGCTTCCTGTTACATTTGCCTTCTCTGCTGGCTTCTGGTATTCTTTTGTTAATTCTTGCTCGATCATTGCTGTTGTGTATTAAAAGCCCGGGCTTTGTCTGGTCCCGGGCTTGGGTTTATAATCAATTGTCAGCTGGTTGCTTTTTCTCGGTGGTGGTTGCCGCTTTTTGTGCCGCGGCTACCTTGTCGGAGGCCTTTGTGCTCTTGGCTTCGGCCTCCTCCTTCTTGGCTTCTGTCGCCGGTGTTTTGAAGGTGTCGGCTATGGTGGTCGTTCCTTCCTTGATGGCATTGGAAAGGGACCGGAGCTCGAGCACCAGCTCTTTGTCGATCTCTGCCACGCTCTTGATCTCGAGGTAGGCCAGCAGCTGGGTTTCTGTTACTCCCAGCATTTTGAAATGCTGGATGGCCCTCTGGCGGCTGGTCTCGAGGTCGATGCTCTGGCCCAGCGCCACTTGCTTGATGTTGTTGATGATCTTCTTGGTCACGGCCTTCGGGATCACCTTGAGGACGGCGTTTCGGAAGGCGATCGCGCTGGCTGCGTTCCCGGTCACGACTTGCATATCCTCGCTGAAAGTCCGCCCGTATTTGTCGGTGATCCTGCGCTTGACCTCGACGCTGGTTGCAAAGTTAGTCTCGAGGTCGTGGGCGATTCCCTGCGCGGTGATGGTCCTTCCGTCGTTGCCTACGATCCGGGTCTGGACTCGGATGTTTCCCCACGCTCCTGCGAAAATCTCGGCGAGTCGGACGCTCACTCCTTCAATGACCGCGCGGTCCTCTCCGTTGCCCCGGCGCAAGGCGTAGAAGCAGTCCTCGGCTGTTTCCACGTCCATCGTGGCGTAGGTCTCGATCGTGTTCAGCACCCGGTTGATGTCTCTTGGGTACTGCTTGGCTGTTGCGATCTGGATGTCGATCTCTGCCCTGTTTAGGGCTTGCAGGCTCTCTGCGCTGCTGATTGCGATAATCTCACTCATGTTGCTGTTGTTTTGTGCCGCGTGCGGCTGGTTTATTTTTTCCCGACCAGCTGGACTGCCAGGTCGGCGTTTACTACAATCTTGCGCCCGAATTGCTTCACGGCTTTGTCTATCTGTCCGCTATTCTTCAGCGTCTGGGCTGTTCTGCGGGAGCATCCGAAAAGGCGGGCGATCCCGTCGATCCCGTAGACGTACTTTTCTGTCTTCCCTGTGGTGAGGTCAACCACGACCGGTTGCTCTGCTCGCTTCTGGATCTCCAGAAATTCTCCGACCGTGAGGTCTATGATTCTTTTGTTAAAAATGTCCATTTCGTTAGTCCTCTTGGTATTCTGGTTCGTACTCTGGTTCGTATTCTTCGGCTTCGACGATCCCGGTCCCGTGGCACGTGGAGCAGCGTTCTTCTGTTCTCTGGTCCGCTGGTGTCTGGTTGAATTGTTCCCGGGTGAGGTCGTTCCCGTCTTCGTCGTATCGGATGCATCCTTCTCCGTGGCAGTCCGGGCAAGTCTCTGTCAGCGTATGTCCGCTTCCGCAGACCGGGCAGTTTGGGTGTCCGTGGCAAATCTCGCAGCTCATTTTTTAAGATTTTCTTTAAGGTCCTCAAAGTAGTTTTCTAATCCGTGTGCTGCTGAAATTATGTAGCACATTGCAGCCATTACCCATTGATGCGGTGCTGTTGTTAGCGCGGCGGCTGTTGCTATCAGTCCGAGTGCAAGGGTCACTCCCGCGGTTATTTTATTGATTTTCTTCATTTTTCTGTGGCTGCCTGTTCTGCAATCAGTTTTTGTGCTCTCTTGCGAATGGTCCAAATTGTGGAGGCGGCGTGGATCCCGTATTTTCTCATTAGGATCTGGTTGACGGCTGTTGCCATCGCTCCGGGCTGACTCATAAGTTCTTCAAATTCAGCGCGTATGGCGATGTCTTTCGCTTCTTGTTCGCGCTTAAAAAGGGTTTTGATCTCTGTGTTTTTCATGTTTTACAGCAGGTTTTGTTTGCAATTCAATTTTTATGTTTATTTTTATAATGATTTTCTTTCAAATCATTAGGACAAATCTAAAGAAAATTTTTAAGTCACGCAAGCCGTTTTTAAAGAAAACCTTTATTTGGACTGATTCTTTTTAAGAAAATACTTTCGTCCAAATTTCTGCTATATGTTAACAAGTGTTAAAGACCGCCTCAAGGCGTTTATTCAGTACAAAAATTTAACTACGACGGCGTTTTGCTCTTCAATCGGCGTGTCGTCGGCCTTTGTGTCTTCTATGTCAAAATCAATGCAGCCGGACAAGGTCGAGCGGATCGCTGAAGCCTACCCGGAATTAAATGTTAGCTGGCTGTTAACTGGAAGCGGTGTAATGCTCAACCATTTTCCTTCTGTCAACCCAGATGGTCGTCCGTCTCAAGTTCGGAGTCGTTTTTTGTCTCCTCTGGATGGGATTCCTCTCGTATCTGATTCCGACAGCACAAATGGCCATTTTTGCAAAGAGTGCACCCGTGGTGAATGTTTGAATTGTCCCCGGTATTTAATCCCGGACTTTCAGCGTCTCGGTGCTCAATTCCTTATTCGGGTCTCTGGCAATTCGATGTATCCCAAGTATGCCAATGGCGACGTTCTTGCGTGTCGTCTTGTCCCGAAGGTCAGCTTCCTTCAATGGGGCAAGCCGTATGTGATCGATACCGATCAGGGTGTGCTCGTTAAGCGGTTTTTTGAAACCGACAACCCGGAGCGGGTTATTTGCGTCAGCGACAACAAGTCGACCTACCCTCCCTTTGCCATGAATCGGTCTGATATCTCCGGGCTTGCTGTTGTTGTCGGAATGGTCCGGGTGGAATGAAAACCTTAAATTTTTGGCGCAATGGCTTATTCTATCTGTGAAATCCTTGATCTTGGTCGTGCTCTCCCGGTGATGTCATCCTGCGAGCGCACGCTCTATGCTGCTTCCCTTTTTGATCCTTCGCTCTGTGATTTTTCTGCTGCCCAGATCTCTCGGTGGGATTCCCTTCTGGCTGCGAAAAGTGCCGCGACTGATGCCCGCTTCTTTTCTGCCTATCTTAAATCTGACCAGCTATGCAAAACTCTGAAAGTCGAAAGGTCGTGATCCGGTTCTTTGAAGCCCTCGCTGCGCTGAAGGCTTCCCGTGTCATCCGTGGAAAAAAAACCTTTACAAGCCGCTATGGGATCAATCGCTGGAACCTCCTAACTGTCGAATCGAATCCAGACTCCGGTATGTTTCAGATCGCTTGGCTGGTTTTTCTGGTCAACGACTACGGCGTGTCGTCCCGGTGGTTGCTTACCGGCGAGGGTGAAATGTTCGCTAAAAAAAAAGCCCTCCTATTAAATGAACCTCAAACGCTATTTGCTCTTTCTGCTTGATAAGGAGCCCGGGAGGGACGACTGCAAGATCCGCCTTCGCGTCCGGTGGGTTGGTGGGCATTCTGTGACCTTTAATGTCGGTTACCGGGTGGATCCTCCGAAGTGGTCCCAAGAGACGCAGAGGTGTCGGATCTCGACCACCCACGGCCCTAAAAAAGTACAGGCAAACGTCATAAATCGGGAAATCCAAAAGTACGAGCAGTCTGCCAATTCTGTTCTGGACGCCTTCGAAGCTGCAGACCATGTTCCTTCTGTTGCTCAATTTCGGGAATCCTTCAATCGGGTTGTTGGGAAAATGGACCGGGTACCGGCTTCCGAAATGAATTCCTTCTATGTGGTCTGGGATAAGTTCATCTCGATGATGTCCTTCCAGAATGCTTGGGTCCCGTCAACCATTACAAAGTTCAGCTCCCTCCGCACTCATCTGGAAGCGTGGAGCCCTGTTTTGTCCCTGTCTGCCTTGTCGGATGAAAAGCTATCGCAGTTCGTTCAGTTCATGCTCCAGATCCCGCTGCGAAATACCACAATCTCTAAAAATGTGAGCCTTCTGCATTGGTTCCTTCGGTGGGCTGCTCTGCGTGGCTATTATAAGGGCCTGTGCCATGAAACCTTCCGCCCTCGATTGAAAGGTGCGGACGGGTCTTCGAAGGAGGTTATCTATTTGACCTGGGAGGAGCTGCACTTGCTTCTGAATTTCAAAGTCCCGCCAGAAAAGTCCTACCTCGAGCGGGTGCGTGATGTCTTCTGCTTTTGCTGCTTCACCGGGCTGCGCTTCTCGGATGTTAAAAAGTTGAGCCGGGCCGACATCCGGGATGGCTATCTCATGGTCGTCACCCAAAAAACCTACGACGGCCTAAAAATCGAGCTCAACGACTACGCGCGGGCGATCCTCGACAAATATGCCGCGGTCGAGTTCCCGGGCGGTCTGGCTCTCCCGGTGATCTCAAACGTGAACACAAATGTTTATTTAAAAGAGCTCGGTGAGCTGGCGAAGCTGTCCTCTCCTCGGCGGGTGGTTTATTTTATGGGGAGCGTACGCAAGGAGGAGGTCTATCCGCTGTACTCGCTTCTTACCACCCATTGCGCCCGGCGGACCTTCGTGGTCAATGCTCTGGCGCTTGGGATCCCTGCGGAGGTGGTTATGAAGTTCACCGGCCACTCGGATTTCAAAGCGATGAAGCCCTACGTGAAAATCGTCGACTCCCTCAAGGAGCAGGAAATGGCAAAGTTTAACCGGCCTTTTGTGGTCCCCTCTGGTGAGGAGGGTGGACCGGAAGGTGAAAATCCCGGGCTCCATGAATCTTAACCTTCCCGGGTTTGGTCCCCGGGGTAAAAAAAAGGGACTAATTTCGCTGCGCTCTGGGATTCCCGTTGCTCTTTGTTGCACGGGCCGTTTTTCCTATTTGCCAATAAATCACCGGTTTTGCCCTTTGCTGCACCCTCTGAAAATGAGGGTTGTAGTACCGTCCAGACCGCATTGAAGTTTGAAAATCAGCGATTTACAAAAATCGCGGACCAAAAAAGGGACCAATTTAACATTAGTCCCTTTTTTTTGTGCCTTCCCGCCTGTCAAAAAAACAGAACCCGGAATCCTTAAAATGGGCCCGGGTCTGTCGCGCGGTTTCGCGCGTTTTGACAACAACAACAATGTAAAATTAGCGGTTTTTTTCGAGCTCTATGTACTCCGTGTAGCTTATTTTGGTGTGTGGGTTGCTATTTTTTACCTCCTGTCGGATCGATTTTGTTCCAAATTTGAAAAAAAGAAAGCGCCGCGGGACCCGGTGGACGATTTGGTGGATCGTGTCCCGGACCTCAATGGTCCCCGAATAGGTCCCTCCTTCCGTGCACCCAGCAATGGTTATGAATCTGTCCCGGTAGTCGATGCATGGGATCGTCTTCGGTTTGCCATCCCGGTAGACGATGCTGTCCCGGATCTGGGTCTTGATTTCGTACTTTGTCTCGGTGGCTGTGGTGCTAATGCTCTGCACCCGGTTTAGCTTTATTTTCAGCGCGGCGATGGCCTCGGCGTCCCTTCCCCGGGAATCCTCCAGCTGGTCGATGGTCAGTCGGAGTCTCTCGACGCTGGCTGCGTTGGTGCTGTCGCTGGCTTTGTAAAACCGGACGCTGTGCAGAAGCGCTTCCGTGTTTGTCCGGGCTATGCTTCCTTGTTTGGCGTTCTCCCGGCATTGGTTTACCGAAATGGCCAGCGCTGCTGCCAATCCGATGATGATCAAAATCGTGTAGTTTTTCATCCTGTTTCTGTTTTGGGTTTTTACCATAAATCGTGCGATGTCCCGTAGGCGTCCTTCGCGGCAATCTTCCCGGTCGGTCCTACGTAAAGGGTCAAGGGCGCCAGCGCGTTTACCTCGGTCTGGGACAAAGCCCGGAATTTGATATAGTCGTGGCTGGCGATCTTGGCGTTCAGCGTCGGTGTGGTGACGCTTTCCCCGTCGATCAGCGTTTCCCCTCCGATGTTGTGGACGTGGATGTGCTTGGTTGCTCCTCCCAGCAGCTGGTATAGGTCGATCCCTGTCGCCCCTATGTCCACGGTCTTCTGCGTCGGGTTGTAGTCTCCTCCGTTGGATTCGGAGAAGCAAATACTGCCGCCGCTAATGTCGACCGAGCTCGCCGAGCTGTTGCTTCTGAAGGTGGCGTTTTGGAGCAGGGCTCCTATCCCGATAAACTGCCCGTTCTCGATCCGGGCCACCTCGATGTTGTTCGCTCCGTAAAAATGGATCGTGTTCCCGTCCATCGTGATCCTGCTCCCGTCTGGTGCTGTCTGGAAATACCGGACTGCCAAATTGTCGACGTATGCCATCTGTGCAAAAAGCAGGGCTGTTGCCACGCTGTCGAATTGGGATCCAAATCCGTTCCATTTTGAGGAGTCGGTTGGTGTTACCCAGCTGAAGCTGCCCGCGTCTGATCTGGCCACGTAATAGGCGCCTGCGTACTCGACGATGTCCACCCGGGCCATGTTCCCGTAGTACGTTTTTGCTTGGTCGTAAAGGCCCCGAAATACGGCTGACGGGCCTATCGCTCCGTTGGTCCCGTTGGCTCCGTTCAGTCCTGTCGACCGGACCGGGCTGCTCCAATCCATGAGCACTTGTGTCCCTGCTCCGTTCTTTTTGCAAACCGAAACCCAGAGATATTCGTTGGTTGCTATCGCTGGAGGGGCGATGGTCCACCCGACCGGGTCCAGCGCCATCGATGTCGGGGCGTTGGGTGGTGTGCTGGGTGTGGTGTTTTTGAAGTACCGGCTCTCGAAATAATCGCCCGTCGCTCCGTTGGTCCCGTTTGTTCCGTTGATCCCGTTGATCCCGTCCACGGCTGAAATGCGGACCGGCGTGCTCCAATTTGCCAGGAGGGTTGTTCCTGTCCCGTTCTTCTTTCCGACTGTCATCCAGCAGTACTCCAGCGTCCCGAGGATCGGCAGGCTGGTGCTCCATCCGCTGGGGTTTAGGCTGGTGGTGCTCAATGTCGGAGGCGTGGTCTTGCTTCCGTTCTTGGCGTATTGATATTCGTAATAATCCCCGGCGGCTCCATCCTTCCCGTTGGTCCCGTTCACTCCGTTGATGCCATCTGTTCCCTTGATGCGGATCGGTGTTCCCCATGTCCCGGAGCTGGCGCTGGCTGCCACCTTCTGGCTGATCCATACGGATGTCGCTGTCGGGTTGGTATGCCATCCGCCGGTTGTTCCGTCTCCTGTCGGCAGGGATGGTGTGAGCGTTGCGACGTTGTCGTTGTAGGTAATGAAAACCGAGAGGCCGTTGGATCCGTTGGTACCGGCTGCTCCGTCGTTTCCGTCTGAAATCATCAGCTGCCATCCGGTCCCGTTGTAAATGTAGACGACTCCGTTGTCGGTGTCTCGGTATACCTCGTTTAGCTGCGGGTTGGCTGGCGGTACCGAAAGGTCGCCCTTGTAAACTATGGAGAGGCCGTCCTTCCCGTCCTTTCCGTTGATCCCATCGAGCCCGTTGGTCCCATCCAGCCCGTCTGCGGTCATCTGGTACCACGCTCCGTCTTGGTAGACGTAGGTGCGCTCTGTGGTGGTGTTTTTGTACATCCATCCGTTCTGTGGGTTGGATGGGGCTGTTACAAATTCCCCTTTAAAAACCAGCGATGTCCCGTCCTTCCCATCCTTCCCGATCACGCCGTCGGCTCCGTCAGCTCCCTTTGCGGCCTTGACCTTAAAGTACCGGGTGTCTGTCGGCATCACTCCTGCGCTCGGCGGGAGCGCTGTGGTGATGTAGCTGGATCCATCAAAGGCGAATTCGTCGCCCGGGTAGTATTGGTTGATCGTGTTCCAATCCCCGCGCCAGACTCCGATCGGGGCTGTGGTTCCGCCTGCGCTCTGGACCAGCGTTCCCCGGAGGATGAGCTGCCCGCTGGCGTCCTTGTTCCACTCGAGGCTGGAGATCTCGTCGCCAATTCTGAAGCTGTTGCTTACGAAATCCATGTAATTCTGCCCGTCGGATGAGATCACCTTGTCTGTGGTGATCCGTCCCGGCAGAATCTCGGTGAATCCGTTCAGCTGGGCGATGCTCCTGTCGTTGGCGTACTCGCTGTTGATCCCTGCTACCAGAAGGTTGTATGCGGTGTCTGTCTCAAATGGCAGGGTTGTCTTGCTCAAGAAGTAATTTGCGGCTTGGACCGGCCCGTTCTCGTTGTCCTTCGGTGCGTTTATGTAGAGGTAGTACCTCTGGCCTATGGTGTCCTCTGGGTGCATCGCGTCGTATTCTGCCGCGAGGTCTCCCAGCGCTCCGCTCTCGAAATCCGGCAGGGACCACGTGTGGTATTCCTCCTCCTTGTGCTCGCTGCTTATGTTGTCGATCCCGATGGTCATGTGCTGGATCGATCCTTCGGTGGCCTTGATCTTTTGGGTTTCCGGGTCGTAGCTTAACGCTCCGCCGTTTAAAAAGTTGAATTGCAGGGATTCGTCTCCTACCAGCATCGCCATCGTGCGGACGCTGACCGGGCTGATCCCTCCGGTGAAATTGTCGAAGGCTCCCTCCAGCATCTCGATCGTTTCCTTTGCGTCTCTGAACCTTCGCCGGGTGTATTGCACCGCGTCCTTCTGGAGCCGCTCTGCCATCACCTCGTTGGTCTCAATTTTGGCGAGGCTGCTTGCGATCCCTCTCCCGGTGGTGACGTTGCTTAATTCGATCTGTGGTTTGTACGGGTTGTTGATCAGTTCCTTGATCCCTATGATGCGGATCAGCGCTGGCGTGGTCTGGAATTGTGAATCTGTAAAGGCCACAAACCCGCCCAGGCGGATCCTGTACTGAATGTCGGCCCAGCGCTCTTTGGCCCATATCCCGTCAAGCTCCCCGGAAAAACTGAAGCGCGGATCCTCGTTTTCGTACAGGAATTTGCAGGCCTGTTTGAAAAGGTCCCAGCTGGCTCCGCTCTGTGTTGCGTCGTCGCAAATGTAGGCGCTCGGCAGCTGTATATTGAAGACGGCGTACTCGTCTCCCGGGTGCGGCATGAATGTGTTGTTTGGCATTGTCATCCCGTCGATCTCCTGCGGGACCAGCTTAAAGTTGCGGTGCTCGTGGTCGTAGCTCGCTTCGAGCTCCCGGCCTGCCAGCATCCCTGTCTGGAAGATGATCGTCATCGCTTCTCCTGCTGTCACGGCCTTTGAAAAGTCGAGGGCTTCCGGGATGCTCGTGTCTGTGAAATCGTAGAAGTTCTTCTTCTCGTCCACGACGACCACCGCGCTTACGTTCCCTATCCTGCTGGGGTAAATATTGGAAAGGTCGAGGCTCTCCTCCTCGTGGCTGCTCAATGCCTTATCTTCCCTCTTGATGTAAAGCCCCGCCGCGTCCGTGATGTAGGTCCGTCCTTCGTAGGTGTATTGCTGGCTTCTGGGAAGGAGCAGCTCTTTGCTCCCGTATTTCGTCGGGTCGATGTTGCGGCTCCCTCCCTGCACGTATAGGATCTCGATGGCCCGGGAGTTGTCGGCGTTGCTTCGTACCACTCCGGTTTTGAATCCGTTTCCTTTCCCGTAGCTCAAAGCCAGCGGCGTGCTTCTGTTGTATTCCACCTTCCGCAGGCTGATCGTCTTCCCGGCTACCTCCCATTCTGTCCCGAAGGCTTCCGCCATCGATTGGAGGGCTTCAAGGCAGAAGCTGTGGCTGTAGCTGATGGTCTTCTTCGGGGCGTCGATGTACTGCCCGGCGCTCCATCCGCTGTCCCGGAGGTTCATGTTGGCGATCAGCATCGCGAGGTGGTCCTGCGGCTTCCCGGTTACTGAAAACTTGAGGGTCCCGTCCATCGTGTTTCTGAATTTGTACTTGTCGAGCTGCTTCTGTGCTCCGTCCAGCACGAGGGTGTATTCGTAGCTCCACGTGTTGTTCTTTTTGAAGTTCTGCGGTTTGGTCAGCGTGTATCGCTCCCCTCCAAAGTCCGCGTAGCTCCCGACCGGTACGTCGATGTATCCCTCCATCGTGAAATTCAGCGTGAGGCTGTTCTCTCCCATGATGGCCCGGTAGCGGTAGCTGCTGTCGTCGACGGCTATTTCGGTGGGTGTTCCGTTTATGTTCAGAATCATTGCTGTGGCTTTTTAGTTGTAGAATGGGTACCAAGTCTCGGTTATCTTCGCGATCCCGCGGTCGTTTACCCAGATGTCGAAAATCTCAAATCCGGGCTGGGCTGCGATCCTCTTTCCTCTCATCCAGCTGGTCTGGGATTCGATGCAGCCCACGGAAATCGCGTGCACGTTGCGCTCGTGCATCTTGACGTATTTGTGGGTATGGCCTGCAAAAAGGGCGGACGGCTTCTCTCCTCCGGTGAAGCTCTCCACGATCTTCTGGATCCGGTAGCTCAAGGCGTAGCTGTTCCCGTCTTCCCCGTGCCATAGCTTGAGGGTGGCTTTTCCCTTTAGGCTGATGTCTCCTTCGTCGTGTCCCAAAAAAACGAAATTCGGGAGCGCCCGGGCGATGTCCTTGACCACAATCGCTCCGTTGCTTTTTATGTACCAGCGGTCGTGGTTCCCGTCGATGGAGTAGATTGGGGTGTCGGTCCATTGGCTGAAGATTTTGATCGCGAGGTCCTTCTGGGCTTCGTATCCGATGGCGTCCAGCTCGTAAACGTGACCGGCCCGGTGGCTCATCCCTTCTGTGACGTCTCCACAATGGGTGATAAATTCCACCTTCTCTTTGTGGAATTCGTCGAAAACTTGGTAGAGCCTTTTCTCGCTGAATTTCTTGTGCCCGATGTGGGTGTCGGTTATGGCCCCGATGCGGATCCTCTCGCCTTCAAAGCTGATGATCGGCACCGGCTCAATTCCCGGGAGGATCCTTCCGCCTTTTGCGATGGCCTTCAGTTCGTCCTCGCTGTAAATCTCTGCGATTATCTTGAGGCTCCCGTGGAGGTCTGGCTGTTTGTCGTGCTTCTTGCTGTTGCTGTTGCTGTTTCTTGGTGGTTGGTGTTGGTCTTGTTTCCTCATCCATGCGAGGTATCTTCTTACTGAATCGACGGCGAGGTTGTGTTTTTGTGCCGCAGCTATGATTCCGTGGGCTTCCACGTCGTTGTTGATTTGGATCAGTCGGTCTGTATTGAGATGCATCGTTGTTGGTTTTGGTTTATAACTCGGGTTGTGGTTTTAGTCCAAAATGTACCGCGCTATGGCGTGTACTTGGGCTGGGTCTCGCTTCTTTTTGTAGACTCCATCGCCCTCTCTGGATCCTGCTCCGTTGGTGTTCCCTTCTATGGTAATGAAGAATCCGTCCGGGTCGCTGGCTGTTAAAAATCCGACGTGGCCCACCCGTCCTAGTCGCTGGTAGTAATAGGTCAAAACGTCGCCCGGCAGCGGTTTCTTCCGCTTGTTCTTGTTGGTCCAGATAACGTCTTTCTGCTTTGCGTAGTCGGGGCTCCATGCGCTTCTCGGGTTTGGGATCCCGCACTTGGTAAGGCTGTAACTAACGAAGGCGGCGCACCACGGGGCCGGTGTGTAAACACCGACGGCCCGTAAGTATGCGCTGACCTCTGGTCCCGTATTTGGTCCCGTTTCCCGGACGTTCAGCTGGCTGGTAATGGTCTGTATCAGTTTGGTCCTTTTTTCGGTCCCCGGCTCTGTCGCCCCGGCCCGGCTAACAAGGGCCACGCTCAAAATGAAAACCAGAAAAAATGCGGCTGCGTATCTCCTCTTTTGACTCTCCGGGATCTGGTCGAAGTGCTGGTAGAATTCTTCGGTGAGGTATTTGAAAACCGGCGGGAAGGCTACCCGCAGCCCGATCCACGCTATCACCAGCGTGGTGGTGAACGATACCAGCCGAAAGGCCAAAGTCTCGACCTGGCTGGCGAAGTCAAAGAAGGCGCTGTCTGGAAATGCCCGGCTCAATTCGTAATTCAAAACGAAAAAGAAGCCAAGCGCCAGCGGGATGGTTATCATCTCCTCTTTGAAGGTCTGGAAAAACCGGGCGGCCTTGATTGCCCTCCAAATGGTGAGGATCGTCTTCATTGTTCTTTCTTTAGGTGGATTATTTCTGTGTGGATCCGCTTAAGCTCTGCGGTGACTTGTTTCTTGTGGTTCTCGAGTTCTGTTTTCAAGTCGTCTGTTCTCCTTCGGTGAAATTCGCACGTCTGCTGCTGCAGCTGGTCTCTTGCGTTGAAGTCTTGGATCGCTGCTTTGAATTCTGCGACGGCTGTCGTAATCGTCCGGGCCAGCTCCTTGTTGGTCTTGATCTGTCCTGCTATCAGCCATCCGATCACTGTCAAAAATGCGGCGTATGTCGCCACGATCAGTCCTTGTGGTAATTGTGAAAAGTCCATCGGTTGGTCATTTAGCTTGGTTGTTGGTTATGGTTGCTGCTCTTTGGTTGTTGTTGGTTCGGGAGGATTGTCGGTTCATGGTTGCTTTTGTTTGGTGGTTAGACTCTGGGGTCTATGCTGTTCATGCAATGGTCTTTGTCTATGGCGTCGAGCAGGGCGGCAAGAGCCAGCCCAGCCCACGTGAGGGTGCGGGCCTGCTGGTTCTTCCCAAGTACCGAGCTGATCGTTTCTTTGCGGTTCCCGAATTTGTACCCGTCCTTCTGGATTAGCGTGGTGTTGAACAAGTCCTCGCAGATGGTGTTTCCTCCTGCGTCGATGCTCGCGGCAATCTCGAAGAGCTGGCGGTCCATCTGTTTGATCGCGGTTCTGAATTTCGCGCTCAAAAGGTTACGCGTCAGCGTTGTTAGGATCCCGATCGGGTAAAGAATCGCGCTCAGTAAAAAAGCTACGGCAAAAAGTAGGAATCCCATTTTTAGCCAAGTATTTGCGCTGCCCTGCCTGTGGCTATGAGCCCGGCTGCTTCCAGCGTGGTTGCAAATTCAGTCGTGAGCGGGTCTGCTGTGCTGACGAAGTCTGCCATCCGCAGCATCTCCAGACCGATCCGCAGTCGGCGTGTTTCTGGTGTGCCGCTTTCTGCCGCGCCATAGACGGCGTCCAGCTCGTCCATTGTGAAGCGCCGCATGAATTCCAGCTGTGTCAGCCGGGTTTCGTACACCACCGGGTCGGTTGGTGGTTCTGGCGTTGGTACTGCTGGCACAGCAGCGTATGGGATCATGACCCATTCTTTCCCGGGCAGGCCTAAAAAATTAGGGTAGGATTCCCCGGTTATTTTCTCTCCGTGATCTGGTGGAGCGACTTCTGTCGTTCTCCCTTCGATAGGCTCGTCTGAGAGCCATCCGTAAATGTCAAAGCTGTAATTCATGGGTTTTGTTTAATAAGATCGTTCGTAGACTATTTCTTCTAAGTTGTTGTTTTGTGTTATCGCGTTGGACTTGTCGGTAAACATCAAACAAAAGGAGGTACCGTTTGTCTGAACGTCTAAGTAGTTAGTTCCCACCGGAATTGTGTAATAAACCAATTCCCAATTGATACCATCCTTGCTTACCGCGTATGCTGTCGGAGCGAAAACAATAAAGTACCCGCCCAGAAATATTATGTCAGTCCATATCAGCGTTGCTGGTAGTGTTCTCTGTTGCTGTAGCGAGGCTGTTAATCCGGGGTATACCAAGTAGTAAGTGTTGTATGCAGTCGAGCTACCTGAAATCTGGATAAAAACGTCTTTCCCGAAAACGTTCCCATATGCGGCTCGCGTCGTTGTTGCACCTGATCCCTGATTGAAGAGTGCTGAGTTCACGTATTGGATCCCATCTGATTTAAAGACGTAAACCGCGCCACAGTCATAAACGAGCCCTTTTGCAATAAACATTTTATTAAAAATGGTTGCGGATGTTAGCGTGGTTCCGTCCGTTGTTCTGTAGCTTGTGAGGGTACTTGACCATATATACATGATCCCGTTAAGCGTGTAGATTCGGTTTATTATTGTCGCTATTGTGTTCGGGTAAGTCCTTTGCGTCCACGTCAGCAAATCCGGTGATGTGTAGAATTTGGTGGTCGCTGTTGTCGTGTCTCCTTTGGCGTATCTTCCGTGTAAACAATAAAGCCCGTTTATGTATCCGATCGCCATCGGGTAAAACCCGGATGTGACGATAAAAATCGTCGACTGCCATGTCGCCCCGTCACTGGAGTAAAGTATTACTCCGTCCGCCGCGACAATAAAATAAATCCCGTTCACGACTTGGAGGCTTTGCCACCCGGTTATCCCGAGTAATGAGATCGAATCAATGGCTATGTCTTCTGCGTTAATGACGTATTTCCTGCAAAGGTTTGCATTGGTACTAATGCCTATAAAAGTCGAATCTGCCGAAAAAAACAAGGTATTCGTGAGGTCTTGTGGATTTGGCGTCTGGTATGCGGTGAATGTTGTTGATCCGTTAAATGCCCAAATGCAGGTATAGCCTGGGATGCCTCCGTAGGCGGCGTAAATAACAGACCAATAATAACCGCCTATCGGATTTGCCACCAATTTTACCGGGTTAAAACCTACGTTAATACCGTTGTAGTCAGCCCATGCGCTACCGTTGCTCGCTCCCGTCGAAGTTTTGAGTGTGGTTTTTGTCTTGTCTAAAGCAATGTAACGGTAGTCGCTGTGTGCGCAAATTAGTGATATGTAATTCCCAGCTGGAAGCGTTTTAGCTGTCCATGTTGCTCCCGTATCTGTTGATGCCAGAACGTTGTTTGTGTTGTAGTCGAGCATCATTAAATTGGACGGGGTGCTCGCTGGGCCACATAAGTCTTGCCAATTCCCCGTAGCAGGCAGGGTTATTTGAGTCCATGTAAGCCCGTCCGCTGATCTAAGCAGGATGTTGGTTCCCCATGCGCACAACAACCAGAATCCGTTTACCCGGACCATTGATTTCCAATTCGCAGATATTGGCAGGGTTATGACCGTCCAATTTCCGTAGTAATCCCGTCTGATCAACTTGTCGCTGTTTGCTGCGGCTATTATAACTCCGGTGTCGTTCCAGTTGGTGTACCATTTTCCTCCCGTTACAAATGTCACACCCGGGAGTGGGTTCGTTTCGTATGTGAACGCCGACAGGTTGGTTGTTCTCTGGATTACTTTCGTGTCATTGAAAAAATACCAACACCCTGCCTGGTTGTCCCAAATTGCAAACGAGTTATTGAACGAGCTCGGGATTGTCTCTCCCTGTTGGAGTAGCTGCGGCGCGTTGTTGTTGGCCACGATTGATAACGGCGTTTTGTTCGCTGGGTTGAAAACCTTCCTCCTTATTGGTAAGATTCCATTGGATGGACTCTTATAATCAAATGCTCCGTTTCCCATTAGTAGTCCCCTCCATGAGCGAAAACCGTTAGGTTCTGCTGAACGGATACCGAAACGAAAAGCTGGTATGCGGCTGGCAGTACGATGCTCGCTCCATTTATAAGTTCGTAATTTTTGAAAACTTGGTAGCTGTCTGTGGTGTTGGCAGCTGTCACGGCTGGGATGTCGATTTCATCAAAAAGGTATGAGTTCGTCCCGTCGTAAATCCAAATGAATAAATTTGTTGCCACGGAAGAAGCGGACGCCTTGACCGAAATCCCGGATATCTTCTTTCCGTTTGTGCTCGCCGGGGTTAGCTGAGTTAACCCGGTTGTTCCGGTTATCTTAGCCCTGCTGGTTATCGCCGTGGGGCTTGCGAGCGAAGCGATCCCGATCACCGGGACTGCTGGGAATATTGGAGCTGTGTTTGCTGGCATTGCTTTGTGTTTTTATTAGTTATTAAAATCCGCCGTGATTGTTGTATAAATAAAGGACTGATCCCCATGCTGCTCCTCCAGCTGCTGTCTTGAAGATCACATTCCCGGTTGTCGAGTCTTTGGTGAGCACTTGCTCCCCGGTTGCTGCGCTGGCATTGGTCAGACCGTTAAGGGCTGCCTGCCTGTCTGCCACGTCAGAAAGGTTCGCGCTTTTCAGCATCCGCAGTTTTACCGCGTTGCCTATCGCCGTGGCTAAGCTGGTTATTTGGCTGGTCAAGCTCATGCTTTATGCTATTGCGGTGTTGAATGCTGCAACGAAGTCCGTTGTTGGATCTCCAATCTCTGTTTTATTGTATGCGTCGGTTATTCCAAACCCGGCGATGGTTGTTGGCTTCCCGGTCAGTTCGCTGAAGTCGACGTTTCCCCATGCTCCGCTGCCTGCTGTCGCGCCTGCTTTCAGAACCTTATTGTTGCTGGTTGTTCCGGTTGCTGGGACGTGTAGGTTTCCGTCTCCGGTGGGATGGGTGTAGTTGGTTGCGCCTGCTGCCACTCCGTCGAGCTTGGCTTTGTCTGCTCCTGTCATGAATCCTGCTTCCCCTCCGCTGACGGCTGTCGCGTGTGCGGATCCTCCCGCTCCGAAGTGTGCGGTGATCTGGGCCTGCAATTTCCCGATTGCTGCGAGGAAGCTGTCGGTTGCTGTCACCACCGCGTTGGTGGCTGTGGAAAGCCCTGTAATGACGACCGCCCGGACGGATGCCGCGAAGTCGCTAATCGTGGAGGCCAGCTGGGTCCCGGTGTGGTTTGTCCTGTTCAGAAGGGTGGCGTCGGTGGCGTTGGCTGTTGCCCCGGATGCGATCCCATCCATCTTTGTTTTGTCGGTGGAGCTCATCAGACCGGCGGCGCCGGTGGTTGCGTTTCCAATGACCACGGCCCCGGTTTGTCCGTTCACAGATAAGACCTGGCCCTGCCCTCCGCCGTTCTTCCATGCGGCTGGTGTGGAGTCTGTGTCCCATACCCAGACCGTGTCGGTGATTCCGACGATGGCGTAGTCTCCTCCGTTCCCGGTTGGGTTGTTGGCGATCAGCGATTCCGGTGTGGCGTAGTAACCCTTGTTTTTATTGACGGCTCCATTGAGGGTGTTGTATCCGCTCTTGAGCTCGTTGATAGCAGCCAGCAGGCTGGTCTTCGCTGTGGTGCTCAAACCGGAAAGGTCGCCGGTCGTGTTCCCTGCCATGAGGGTTTTGGTTGATTTAAACTCTGTGGCGATCCGGGTGATCAGGCTGTTGATTTGTGCTGTTAGGCTCATTGTGTCTGTTTTTTGTGGTTGTTACAAAATTTGGTTATCAAAAAAAACGACGGGGTCAAGTTCCAGCTCTGCCTGCGATCCGTCCAGCCCTGTGTATCCTCTTGGGATCCGAAGGGTGTAGATCGATTGCTTTGCTGAAATGTTGGCTACGACCTCCGGGTCGGATTCGGGTGGGAGCATCTCAATTGCGAAACCGGCCCGGATCCCGCCGAGGAGGTTGAATTCCTCCACAACAAGGGCGGCGTCCTGCTCCTGTTCCTCCTCTATTGTGAGCGCGATTTCGAAGTATTGACTTTCGATGGTGCTCTGGGTTCCTTGTGTTTCTGCCATTGTTAAAGCTGTGTTATGGATGGTGTTATTTCAAATGGTCCGCGTGCTCTCCTCCGGGCATCTGCTGTGTTGCTGTAAATTGCGCATTCCCATTCGTAGACTCCCGCCTTGCCTACGGACAAAAAAGCCGGAATCGTCCAATTGATATACTGCCCGTTTTTCTGGAGGTAGTTGTTCTCTGTGTCCAGCGTCGAAAACTCGAGGACGACCTTTCCTCTTGGTCTGTCGCGGACCTGAATCTTTGCGTGTCTTTCGCTCATGTCGAGCGTGTCTGGCACGATGAGTCGGATCGCCTTTAGGTCCCCTTCCTTCATCGTGATCCTGTACGGGTTTGTTACGGGTGTAGTCATCGCTTCTTGGTTTGGTGGTTTTTACTTTGGTATTCTGGTACCGGTGAAAACAAGGGTAATCGTGAAATCCAGCCAGACCTTCCCTTCGGTTGGGCTGAACCTTTCCGCTGCGGCGTGGCTGTAGTAGCAGGCGTATGTCTCTCCGGTTGCTTCGCAATAAATGGCCCGGGCGTCTGGTCTGGTGAGATCGTAAAGAAGGGCCTTGTGGTTCCTCCAAAATGTCGCCAGCGTCGGGGCTACCATTGAAAGCCGCAGGGTCACCTCTTTGGATTGAAACGCCACGTGTTGCCCGTCGTAAAAGGCCCCGGGTTTCCCGGCGTTGTTTCTCATGAGGTTTGGCTTGACCTCTGCGGCCCTGCGGATCTCCTTCTCTGTACCTTGCAGCACCCAGACGCCGTAATCTCCCATCGGTCTTCCGTCGAGGGTAAGGGCGGATTGGCTGACTGATGTTGCGACCGGGGCTGCGTAGGTATAGTCCTTGAGTGGGCTGTCGTCCGCGAAGTTTATCGTGAAAAGCTCGAGGCCCTGCACGATCTCCCGGGAGCTCTGTCCTGTCATCCGCAGGGTGATCGTCTGGCCTATTTCCCAGAAGTTGAAATCGTGCGCGGCTCCTGTTGCCAGCTTGGTGAGGAAATCCTTCACCTTTGGCGCCCGGTGCGCGGCGAATGTGACGGCTACCTCCCGGGTGTTCAGCACCGGGCTGGTGAGGTCCACCTCGATCCCGTCCTCCTCCTGCCAATTGTTAAAGTCCGGTTTCTTCAGCGGTGGAAATGCCGCGAGGCTGGTGTACCCTCCCTGCGTCACAAATGCGCCGTATCTGGTGTAAATGTCGAGCCCGTCTATGTAGGTTTTTCCCGTCATACTTTTATTGTCACTCCTTTGAGGTTGATCGTATCCATTCCCTGTCTAACCGCGTTTATTTCGCTTTCAATCGCGGCCAGCCGCCCTGTATTCTTTTCGATGCCTGCCAAATGCAGGAGCATCTTGTTGCTGTTGTCTGTGAGTACCTGGACTCCTGCCCGGATCTCCGCGGTCTGTCCCTGTATGGCTGTGAATCGTCCATTCAGTTCGTTCCCGGTGTCTTGGCTCATGCTCTGGATCCCTTTGGTGGTTGCTTGTCTGGTGTCCTCGGTCTTGGGCTGTTCTGTCGGTCCGAATATGGAGAACCCGGCCTGCTCTGCTGATTGCTTCGCGTCTGCCATCCCTTGATTGAATTTCTTGATCAAGTCAGGGCTCTGCTGGTAGAAGGATTGGAAGTCGTCGAGCCAGCTCTGGTCCCCTCCCACGGCGTAGCTGGCTGCCATCGCGTCCTCGAGCTGTTTAAAGGCCCCGGCAAAGGCGGCGTTGAAAATCATGTTACTCATGATGTTTTCGAGGACCTTCTCCACGCTCCCTTCGAAGGCTTTAGCTGCGTCGGTTCCGTCTTCGAATGCTTTTACCAGCGTGTTCCGCAAGTCGTCGCCCAGCCCTCCTGTAAGGTCGCTGATCACTCCCTTGAGCTGCTCGGTTGCTTTGTCTGCGGCTTCCTTCCACTTGATCATCGCCTCCAGCGTTTCCTTTGTGGATTCGGTGACCTTGTTGTTTTCGATAAGGGTCTTCGCCAGCGCTGCGTTGAATTCTCCGGTCTTGCTGATTAGCTCCGGGTAAGTCTCCAAAAGCGGGGCCACGACGTCTTTTTTCTTTTTGGCAAAAAGCCCGGTTAGTCCTCCGACCAGCGCTCCCACGGCTGCCCCGATCGCTGTTCCAATAACCGGCACAACGGATCCGATGCCTGCTCCCAATGCGGCCCCGGCTCCGATCCCCTTCATGATGTTGGTCCCGCTGACCGCGTTCTTCTTCCCCACGATGGCCTCGGAGCTCATGAATTTGTTCATCTCCTCGGCGTACTTTAGCTGGGCGTCGTTGTATGCTTTGGTGCTGTCGTTCAGCTTGCCTTCGTAGTCCTTGATGAAAACCGAGCCCTTGATCTCGTTGTTGATCCGCAGCTGCTCGTTCAGCAAAATGTTGTAATCGAGCTGTTGCTTCCGGGCGCTGGCGTAGTATTCCTCCATCACCCGTTTGTTCTCCTGCGCTTGGCCTACGACCATCCCGATCAGCTGGGTAGCTCCGCTGATGGCCATGCTGATCCCTTGCGATTTGGAAATGTCGAAGCCCTTCTCTGCGATCTGCCCGAATTGCCCGGCGATGTTCGAGAGCGCTCCCAGCATCCCGCTTAACTCCTTGTTGCTGTCTCCTATGGTCTGAGCCAAAAACCCGGCGGCGTCTGCGGCGTCGTAAAAGTACCCGGCTGTTTCCTGTGTCTTCTTTGCCTGCTTTTCTGCGGCCTGTTCTGCGACGAAGTTTTGGTGAGCCTGTTCCTCGGCGTACTTGGCGGCCTGTTTCTGCATCCGCTCTTTGGCTTTGTCGATCTCGGCTTGGTTCTTGGCCTGCTTCTTGGCTGCGGCGTCGCTCAATTCCGGGAGGACCGCGTCGGCGTATTCCTTGACGATTGATGCCTTCCCGGATCCGTCGCTTCCCATCTGGGCCCCGCTGTCCCGGACGCCGGTCATCTTTTCATTCCGGGCAATCTCCAGCGTGATCTTGGCGATGGATTCCTGTAGTTCCTTTTCTTTCTGGAGGATGGCCAGCTTTTTTCCAATGGCTTCTATCGATGACCTGGCTGCTTCGGCTGCTGCTTTGTTTCCGTCCTTTGCGGCTTGGATCTCTTTTTTGGCTTCTGCTTCGAGCG